GCAACTGCGTCACAGTTGTTGGCGACAGCCTCTTCAACTTCTGCATCCAACGGATCAAACGGAACGATTGCAAAATCGGATTTCATTAGCGCAATTAGCGCGTTCACGGAGGATCTTGGTTCAGGTGCTGTAGCGGCACCGGGTGTTGCTACGGGTAGTTCGGACAGCGCATTGTATGATGCTCTTCGCACACACGCCGCATCATATAACCGTATTGCTCTTTGTGGTTTCGTTTCTACAGCAAGTCTTGCGAATGCACGCTCAGCATCAACTGGCTACACAGGAACCGAATACCACGAATACATGGCGTTCTACCATCCTTGGGTGCAAATTCCAAACGGTTCGGTAACTGTTGATGTACCACCAGAAGCGTATGTAGCCGCTGTTCGCGCACGCACACACAATGCTGTTGGTGCTTGGAAGGCTTATGCAGGTGTTGCATCTGAAGCAAAGTTTGTTACAGGAACCACTTTGGCTGTAAGCAGGGCTGACGGCGATCTCATGGATGCCGCATATGTCAATCCAATTCGTGTCATCAATGGTCGTGTTCGCATCTATGGTGCTCGTTCACACTCTTCAGTTGTTGCTCAGTGGCGTTTCATTACTGCTCGCGACACAATCAACTACATCAATGTTGAAGCAAATGCTCGTTTAGAGGATTTGGTGTTCTCAACGATTGATGGTCGTCAAACATTGTTTGCAAATATCATCAACGCAATTCAATCTGTTGTTGAACCAATCCGTATCAACGGTGGCTTCTATGAGGGTTTTGCTACCGATGGTCGCCGTGTTGATTACGGCTACACAATCAAGTGTGATGCTTCATTGAACCCAGTTTCCCAACTTGAAGAGGGAACAATCAAGGCAAGACTTGGTGTTCGTGTTTCAAGTATTGGTGACAAAATTGAAGTTGATCTCATCAAGTCAAATCTAACAACTGCTTTGGCATAACGGAGGAATAAATGGCTCGTCCAACATTGTTTAAGAATCTCGCTACACAGCGCCAAATCGTTGGCAAGATCACGCCATCGCAAGGTACTGTTGGTTTGCCGACTTTCCCTGACTACTTCACGCAGATTGCTGGCGGAGAAATCACCGCATCTGTTGAGAAGGTTTACCACGGTGGAGACTTGTTCTCCGAGACCCTTTGTGCACCAATGGAAATTGGCGACATCACCCTCACTGGCTATGTGTCAACTGATGCGGCGTTTATGCAGAAGATTCAGGCTTTGCGTCCACTTGTTGGTCGTATCCGCTACGACATTGATGTCCATGTTTTTGACTGCGATATCGCTGTGCCGGGTGCCGACCGACAGTACACAAGCGCTTTGCTTGTAGGTTTGACTGAGCCAGATGGTGATGCAACCTCGGGTACACCAGCAACATTCACACTGACATTCAGTGTTGCTACTGTTTCTGTAGGTAACGCCCCTCAAGTTTAATTCCCTTTTTGGGGTTGCATTTTGATCGTTGAAGCCATGTTAGTGTTGCGCGTATGACCAACATTCAATTCAATTCAGAAGATAGTGCAGACAGTCAATCAACGATGGGTTCGTTTCCTCGGCGAGTGGATCAAATGACAGTAGAGCCAGACAATGTTTTGGATAGCCTCAAAAAGGTTATTCAGGATAAGGTTCGTCGTGGAGATGTTTATATTCCGATCCCTGAGCGACCGGGTGTGATGATTCGTGTTTCTCCTAACATTACGCAACAGCAATTGAAAGTGTGGCGTAGGAACGCTGGCGATGAACGCAAGGGCGGTATGGACACTTTGAAGTTTTCAACCAATTTGATTGCCGCTACCACTACAGGCATTTTGCTTAATGATGTTGTCGCAACCGATGACAATGGTGTTGAAGTTACTTTTGCTTCACCAGAAATTATGCAAATGACAGGAACAACAAGACCACACCCTGATTGTGTTTTGGCTTTCTTTGGTCTTGAACCTCATGTTGAAGCCGCGGCTGTAGCAATTATTGAAGCCGCAGGCTACGGAGATGCAGTTGATGCATTGGACCCTACGAAGAGGTCTTCCGGGAATTAACGGACGATTTCCGCATAGTTTTAGCGGCAAGGCTTGGCGACCTCTTCAAAACAGATCCAATTAAACTTCTTGACAGCGACACCGATGAATGGATCATCCGTCTTGCTTGTGCTAAAGTTATACAGACGGATAGAGAAAAACAGGAAGCGGAAGACCGACGACGATCTCGTCAGTAATCTGCTGGAGCGCTCATATTCATAACCTTTAAAACGGAGATGGATGTATGCCAGCAGCCGAGCGCGTAGTAATTGATATTGAAGTTAATTCTGATATTGCCACAATTGAGGCTACTCGTCGCGCGCTTGAAGATTTAACTGACGCTCAGAGGAAGTATAACCGTGAGCGAGACCGCGAACCCAGCGGCGGAGGCGGTGGCGGTGGTGGCGGAGGGGACGACGACGACGGTAAGCGCCGTGGCAAACGAGGTGGAGGCGGAGGCGGTCGCAAAAAAGGTCGTTACGACGGTTTTGCTGGTCAAGTTTTTGATTTCCGTGGCGATATGGGCAAAGGCATCGCAATGTACGGGAAACTCCTTGGATTAGTTAACAAACTTTCCATGATTTCTTTACCAATAATGTTAGGTGCTTTAAGTGCAATAAGTCTCGCTTTTAAAGCAGGAACTTATTTTCAGAAAATGTACGCATCAGCAATGTCTACTTTGGCTACTGCTGTTGGTGTTGCGTTCGTTGCTATAACAACTCTGTTGGCTGCTCAAAGGGAGTTTGCTGCTGTACAAAGTTCTCCTGCCTACTTTGAAGGAACAGTAAATACCACCGATAGATTCGTTGCCGCTAGTCAAGCGATGTCAATGTTTACTGATAACTCACAACTTGCTGTTGTTGGTGCCAAGGGTTTACAGTCTGCCTTTACCACCTTGAGCAAAGTTAAGCCGATCACTGGTCAAACAACTGCGGCTTTCACTAGTTTGATGGATGTTGTTGCTGGTAGTGGTGGAGATCTAGAAGGTGGTTCCAAAAAACTTGCCGAGTTTTTAGCGGCTGTACAGAAAAAGGGAAGCCTTGCTGGTGGCGCTGAAGCCGCTAAAGATTTAGGTCCTGATTTTGAAAAGATAGTTAAAGAAGCGGGCGCTCTCGGTATTAAGACCAGCGACGAGTTTTTGAAAGCCGCCGCTGAAGGAAAACTTGGTGAAACTTTTGCAACAAAATATGCTGGAACTTTAGACGCGTTAAATAATACGGTTATGGGTCGTTTTAAATCGGCTATTTCAAATATTAAAAGTCAATTGACCGAAATCGGTGGTCAATACCTTGGAGATGCTGGAAACGCAATTGGGCGTCTTGAGGGGATAGTTAGCAAAGTCATCACACGTTTGTCTTATGTATTACAAAGTTTTGATGTCAGCGGAAAAATGGGCGGTTTTCTTGATGCCGTAGATAAGGGTGCAGACAAATTCATTGTTTTGATGACTAAATATCTCAATACGACACCAACCCTTTTTCAGTTTTTGGGAGATAGTTTCAACACAATTGGTAATGCGTTTGACGCTATGCAGGATTGGATGCGACAGTTCCAAGCCGCTGGCGAACTGATCAACGAATATTTCTTTAAACCTCTTTTCTCTGCTATTGGTTCAAGTTTTACGCTGAGTATGACAAGTCTTGCGCAGACTCTTGAGAGTAACAAAGGAGCCATTCAATCCTTTGCCATGCTTTCCGCTATTGGCAAATATGGTGATGTGGTTCGTCAACTATTTATCGGTGCGATGCCTGCTCTTCAACTTTTGTTGAAAGTTGTTGAATTGTTTTTCAAAGGTTTGGCGGCTTTTGGTAAAACCGCAATGGCTATAGCGAATGCATTTGAAAGTGTTTTTGGAAAACAAGTTGGCGGAGTTATCAAACTTGCCGCCCTGTATTCATTGTTCACTATTGCTAAAAGATTTTTTACTGTTCTTGGAACTATGTTCGGAAAAAAGATGACAGGCGCAATGAATGTTCAGGCTGGTGTCGTGAATGTTAACGGTTCTCCAGTTAGTAGCGCCGGGGATCTGGTAGACGGTAAAAGTGGAAGAATTGCAAAACATTTTAAAGAGGGAGGAAGATTTGCAAAAATCGGCGGAAAACTAAAGAGCGCCAAGACATTTTTAAAGACGGGAGCGAAGCAGGCAGCAACAAAATTGGCTATACCGCTCGCAATCGCGACGGGTGCTTATATGGCGGGAAGTAAAATCGCCAGCAAGTTTAATGATGACTCTGTTAAATCTAGAGGGACATCCGCTGCTGCGAGTGCGACTGCTGGTGCGGCACTTGGTGCGACCATCGGCTCTGTGTTCCCGGGTGTCGGAACGGCGGCAGGGGCAATTATTGGTGGCATTGTTGGAGGTATTACGGGTTATGTGAAAGCGGGTAAACAGCGAAAAGAAACTCGCAAAGCCGCAAAAACAATGGTGGAAGACTACGGCAAAAGCATTGATGAGGCTGTCGCTGGCGGAAACGTTGAAGACCTTATAGCGATGAAAGAGCAGTTAAAGTCTGATCGCGCAAAATTTGTTAACACAAACGCTGACCCTGCGTATGCTGCTCAGGCTTTAAAAAAATATAATGAGGAATTTGACAAACTTAATACCAAAATATTGAATTACACAACTGCTGTTGGTATTTCTGATAAATATTTTGGTGTTGGTGCGGAGTCTTTGAATAAAATGGCTGAGGCTGCTGGAATAGATCTCACAGCACAAATGTTGACTTTCCGTGATGTTCTTGATCTTGTCGGTAAAACTGCTGAGGAAAAAGCAAGACTTATCAAGGTTGCTTGGGCGAATATTGGTGCTTTTGCGGTATCTGAATCAATGAGTTATTTTGACAAAAAAAAGCAAGCAGCAGAAGCCGGG